ATCTCCAAAGCTATTGGGGAATATGCTGTTGGACAAGGGTACACTAAGGAAGAATTAGATACTCTAGTGGATCACCGATCTATTCTTATGCTAATGAAAGCTAAGGCTTATGATGACGTTCACAGGAAGCAACATTCAGTCCGCTCCAAGAAAGTCAAAAATAAACCAAAGGTTGTTCGATCAAAAGCAAAGCAAGAGAAGGCTCCCTCCAAAGCGCGTAAGCGTACTGCACAAATGAACCGCCTACGAGAAACCGGCAAAGTCGATGACGCTGCCGAGGTCTTGTTTGGCATGATGCAATAACTTCTTTTTGGAGAAATAATAATGGCAATTGCTGCTGACACGTCACTAACTTATAGTTCTGTGGCGATTAGAGAAGACTTGTCTGATGTAATTTCTAATATCTCCCCTATGGATACTCCTTTTATGTCTGGTTGTGGTAAAGAAAAAGCTGATAATACTTATTTTCAGTGGCAGACGGATACGATTGGCGCAGGTGGTGCTAATCGAGTAATAGAAGGTGATGACAGCCCAGCCGCAGTGGCTCGGGCACTTCCAACTAAGGTGGGGAATTACACTCAGATTAGTAGATATGTGGTGCAAACCTCAGGCACCGACGATGTTGTTGACTACGCTGGTCATGGCAAGCATCAAGCTTACCGTTTGGCTAAACGTGGTAAACAGATGAAACGCGATATGGAGTATATGTTTACACAAAATATCGCACAGGTTGCTGGCGATGCGACTACTGCACGCGCATCGGCTGGCCTACCTTCGTGGCTTGTAACTAACTATGTTTCTATGGGTGGTTCTGGTTCTCCTGCTGCTCCCACCGCTGGTGGTGGAACGGCAGCGGCAACAGATGCTGGCTCAGTAATTAGTATTACAGAAGCGAAAATGAAGGAAGTTATCAAGGACTGTTACGATAATGGTGGCAACCCTGATACGGTGCTATGTAAGCCCGACATTAAACAAGCCATTTCTGGTTTGTCTAGTCTTGGTGTTACCGCTCTAAACACTGATCTCAATAGTCCCAAACCGGGCTTTGCGGTTGGTGCAGTTGATGTCTATGTTTCTGACTTTGGTAATTTCAAGATTGTCCCTGACAGGAATCAGAATAGATCGCGAGATGTATTCTTTCTTGATATGGACTTCTGGGCAATCGCATGGCTAAGGGATTTCCATACAGTTGATTTAGCGAAACAAGGTGACTCAACCAAACAGATGTTGATTGGTGAGTTTGGTCTAGTTTCAAAGAATGAAGCTGCTAGTGGTGTTCTTTCTAATTGTGATGTCTAAGTAGGTAAGTAGGGGGTGGGGAAACTCACCCCCTTTATCTAAGGATAATTATGAAAATCGTCAATAAAGAAATCGAGAAGATAGCCAATAAGATGCTCGTTGGTAAGCCGAAGGAAGAGAAGGAAAAAAAGAAAGTCCATAAGACAAATAAACAATGGCTTAAAGAAGGGGCTAAAGAAGGTAGCGGGGCTGACTTTGGTGGAGTGAAGATATACCATGTCTAAATATTTACTTGACGAATCAAATGGTACAAGAGTAGAGATGTGGTTTGATGACTTTGATGATAGCTTTAGGTTTGTTGAAACTCAAGATGCTTCACGAATACTAGACGAGAACAAACGCAAGTTCAATGATTATGGCGATTACCTTTCTGTAGGGAAAAGAGGGTTCTGGCATCATACACACTCGATACCAAAACCAACTTACCAGAAATGGAAGAATGAAACAAAAGTTCCAAACGGAGAAGGTGGTTGGTTATACATGATAGAACAAGACCCCAAGGTTCTTGCATCTTATCTTAACGATCCAGACTACGCGTACTTCAGAACATCTAACACAAAATTATAGGTAACACAATGGCTTATTCAAATATTAACAGTAATGTATTTCGCCCAGGTGTGACGCATACGCTATCTGCTACCACAGTTAGTGGGGCAACACTCACATCTGCGTTCGCAACACAGATTAACCAAGTGATGATCACTGTAACTGCTGCGTGTTTTATCGAATTCGGCACAGCACCAACAGCGTTAGTGGCATCATCAGTATTTCTTACTGCCAATACACCATATATCTTTTCTGTCAGCGAAGCTAATAAAGTTGCTGCTATTACAGGTTCTGGTACTGCTTCTGTATACGTCACTGAACTAACTAGATAATGGCTCTTTCAAACTTCTCTGAATTAAAAACAGAGATTGCTGATTATTGTGATCGTAGCGATTTAACTACACAGATTCCTACGTTTATCAAACTTGCCGAAGCGCGGATGAACCGCTCTTTGCGGGTGCGTCTGATGGAAACTGTAAAGCTAATATCTACTATTGGTGATAGTAAAAGGTATCCTCTACCATCTGATTACTTACAGTTAAGAACAATACAGTATGATAACAGCACAATAGCTTCAAGCACGCTAGATGGGGATATTACAGATTCTGCAACATCCATAGTGTTAGCATCTTCTACTGGTTTTACCGCTAGTGGAACCATACTGATAGGTTCTGAACAGATTACATATTCTGCAATTTCAACCGATACCTTGACTGGTTGTGTTAGAGAGGTTAACGGGACTACAAAAGTTGAACATACTTCTGGTGATGCTGTAACAGAGATATATACCACATTTACTGCTGGTAGTATTTCAACAGGTGTTTCAAGAGTTAGGCCTCTTAATTATGTTGCACCACAACTATTGACAAGATTGAATGCAGGAAGCGTATCCGGCCTTCCAGAGATGTATACGATGAGGGCGGGGTATATATTGATTGGCCCTGTTCCTGCAGGAGTATACACTATTGAAATAGATTATTACGCTAAAGTTGTAGCGTTGTCAGATGCAGCGCCAACCAATACAATGCTTACAAATAATCCAGACGTATATCTTTATGGAGCCTTGATGGAAGCAGAGCCATTCATAATGAACGATGGAAGAGTAGCTTTGTGGCAAGCTGGATTTGCAAGAGCTATTCAAGACATTCAACTTCAAGACGATAAAGACTCTCACTCAGGCAATTCTATGAGAGTGATGAACACAAGTGGTTATTACTAGGAGCAAACTATGGCGGTAGAAACTGGCAATTATATTGATGATTTAGTTATAACTAATCCTCCATCTTCAGATCTAGTGTCAGAAGGGGATAATCAGCTTAGATTGATTAAGACATTTGTAAAGCAATCGTTCCCGTCTGTTGATGCTCCGGTACATGCTATACACCCCACCTCGACAGAACCAGCGACATCCCTTACTGCTGGTCTTATGTGGTTTGATACAGCAGCAAATCTTCTAAAGATAAGAAATGAAGCTAACGATGCGTGGGTTGAATTAGCAGTATCAATCATAACAAGTAATTCGGTAGACGTTAATGCAGGGACTGTTGATGGTGCAGTGATTGGCGGTGCGACCCCTGCAGCAATTACAGGAACAACCCTAACTGGTAATACAAGCCTTGCGCTCGCTACAGGCGCTACAGTGACAGGTGTAGACAATGGCGCACTAGGTACAAGTGCAACGCTATTAGCCACTCAGGGCGCTATTAAGACGTATGTAGACGCTCAATTAACAGCAGAAGATTTAGACTTTCAAGGTGATAGTGGAACAGGTGCTGTAGATTTAGATTCGCAAACATTGGATATAGCTGGTGGTTCTGGTATTACCACTACTGCTGGATCGCAAACCCTAACTATTGCTGGTGATGACGCAACTACATCGGCTAAAGGTGTAGCATCGTTTTCCTCTGATAACTTTGGCGTGTCTTCTGGCGCGGTAACGATTAAAGATGGTGGTGTAGTCAACGCTGAACTAGGTGATATGGCAGCTAATACAGTCAAGGTTAGGAATGCTAACTCCTCTGGAGTTCCATCTGATCTTGCTTTGGCTACCACTGAGGTTATGATTGGTGATGGTACAGGCTTCACAGCAGCGGCATTATCTGGCGATGTATCTATGACCAATGCTGGTGTGGTGACAGTCGATAGTATACAGGGCCAGTCAGTCAGCGCAACTGCTGCTACCAATGATCAATACTTAAAGTATTCATCTACATCCTCAGAGTGGCAGAAAGTAGATATAGTTGGTTCTGACAAACTAACTACTAAAGGTGACTTGCTTGTTTATAATACTGTTGACTCCGAAACACGCTATGGCGTTGCTGATTCAAGCTATCCAGGTACAGATGGATATGCACTAACAGCTTTAGCCAGCGCAACGAATGGTATTGCATGGAATAAGATTGGTCCATCGGGTTTAGCGGATACAGCAGTCACTGCTAATACTTATGCATATCCATCAGCAATTGTAGTAGATGCACAAGGAAGATTAACTTCAGCAACAGCAGGAACGGCTGGAGCTACGGCTGGATTCTCAGTAGCAATGGCAATCGCGCTCTAAAGGATAACATTATGGCACAAGACTTTACGAAAGACTACAAATCACAGGTTACTACTGCAGCGCATCCGCTACGGGTAGCTGACTCGAATGATGCTTTGATTGGCATTAGGCTAACAAACATCACCACGAGCTCGGTTACTGTAGACGTATGGATTGATGTAGCGGCGGCAGGAACAACGGCCTCTATAGTTTACCTTGCTGATAACCTACAGATTCCTCCAAAGGCGTCAGTTGAGTTGATACAGGGTGGCGCTAAGATAGTTATGCAGAATACCGATTCTCTAAAGATTCAGGCTTCTGCGGTAACTTCCATAGCAGCTTGGGTTAGTGTTGTAGACGCGATCTCAGCATAGGAGGAATTATGGCTGGCGAAATGAACGGAACACTGTATATCACCAACCCTCCCGCAAAAGAAGGGTTCTTTGAGACTGCTGCAACTATTGATGGAGACTTTACGATTGCAGACAATGCAGTAATCGCTGGTCCCACAACCTTTACTGGAGTCATAACAGTTACAGGAACACTGGTGATCGTATGAGTAAGATCAATGTAAATACATGGGAACCTGAAACTGGTACTGCTGCTACTCTTATGGCAACTGGTGATACCGTTACGGTGCCATCTGGTGCGACATTGGCTATAGCATCTGGCGCTACGATTACCAACAGCGGAACTTCTACTGGGTTTGGAGACACTACAGCTCTCGAAGATGATATTGCTTTGCTAGGTTTCAAGGTAGCAGTGAATGGATCACTGGCGAAATACAATCTAGTAGATCAAACTGAAGATGCTTTCATGGATGCTACTGGTGTTGATGCTGTAGCGTCTACCGATGCGCTTCGTAACGCAAGTAAGTATTATTCTGGATTCGCTGAAACGATATCAACCTTTAATGAAAGTAATAGCACTGCTTCAACCAATTACACTGGAACAATCCAATCATATAGCGTACCCGCTGGTAGTTCCACATTAACAATAGAAGCCTGGGGCGCCCGTGGTGGTTCTGGTTATAATTCGTGGAAGCAGGCAAAGACAACCGCTGCATTATCCGGAGTAGGTGCAGGCGAGTATCTGGGTGGATTTGGTGCAAGAATGAAAGGTCAATTCTCTACATCGCTAGCAGGACAGGATATAAAAATATTAGTTGGACAGCCCGGTCTAGGTGCGGAGGGAGTAGGAGCAACAGCCTCCTACGGTCAATCATCTGGTGGTGGTGCATCGTGGGTTATGTTAGATCATGGTGTTGCCAGCACAGCAGGAACAACAAATGGTGCTGGTAACAGTACTCGCTACACCCCACTTGTAATAGCTGGAGGTGGTGGTGGTGCTAGTGCCGCTCAAGGATACGGGCAGAATCAGGGACAAACACCTTGGACCCGTAGGGGTGAATCAGATGCCTCTGCAACCACAAGCGGCTCGGCTAGTTCTGGGACTTACGCATTCACCACCGCAGTCAATGGTGCAGGCGGAACTACCTACGTTGCGAGCGGATCGTATTACACAGGTGGCGGCGGTGGTGGGTTTCTGACAGACGGTGGAGATACTGGCACGACCCATAACGATCCAAGTGAAGGAAAGGGTGGCGACTCATATTTGAATGGTGGGTTGGGTAAAGCAGCGGGTTCTAGTTATGGTACTTATAACAGTGGATTTGGTGGTGGTGGTACTGCAAACCTTTCGGGTGGCGGTGCTGGCGGTGGTTATTCTGGTGGCGGAGGTGGATCAGGTCTTTGGGCGGCAGATGGCATGAATGGCGGCGGAGGTGGTTCCATTATAAATACAGATTACAGCGGTGCAACACTGACAGCGACCGGAGGGACTGCCGACAAGGAATCTTCGGCGAGAGATGAATTCGGTCAGGTTGTTATTACCTCTGGCGCCCCGAGTAATATGACACTCCAATCCAACGCTACAACAGCAAATGATGGCGCTCCAACCAAGGGTGACATCGTTCTGACTTACACCAACGGCGTAGCTGGGGCCGGTGGAGTGACTGCCATAAACACAGACCTTACTGCTGAGTTTAGCGCAGATGGCGGTACTAGTTGGACATCTACAACGCTTGTTGCTCAAGGCAATACAGGTACAGCATCTCCACACTTTATAGTCTCAGCACACGATGTGACGCGGACTAGCCTAACTGGAACTAGCATGGTGTACCGCATCAAGACGCTTAATCAAGGCGTAGCGAAAGAAACACGAATCCAAGCAGTATCTTTAGGTTGGAGTTAATATGAAAACTAAAAGTCATTGCTCTAACTACAGAATAAGTGCGGGAGGATTTTAGATTATGAGTGAAGTTAAAGTTGACACAATTTCTGAACGCACTGCTGCTGGTGGAGTAACCATTGATGGCGTATTAATTAAAGACAGCGCAGTAAACACAGATAATATCGCAGAGAAAACAGCCGCTGCTGGCGTCACCATTGATGGTGTTCTAGTCAAGGATGGTGTAGCAACATTCCAGACTGCTGCTGGCTCTCCTCTAGTCTTTGAGGGAGCTACAGCAGATGCTTTTGAGACTACGTTTGCCATCACTGATCCGACTGCGGACAGGACTATTACATTTCCTGATTCCAGTTTTACAGTGCCGACTGCTGGTGGGTTAACAGCCGCAAGTCAGTGGCGAGTTACAGCAGATTTTACTGGAGATGCACAACCTATTGGTAATAGTGTTGGCACGATTGCAGTTGTTAATACCGATGGTTATGCATCACTTGGCTCTGCAATGACTTATGGAAGCGGTGTATTTGAATTTCCTTCAACTGGTTATTGGTTATGTCTTGGACAGTTTTCCTTTACCACCACATTAAACTCAGGGGCCGCTGGTTATCTTGAATACACAGCGAATAATGGGGTTGCTTGGTCTACTGCTTCTTGGTCGGCAGATGCTAGTAACTACGGTTTTAGATCAAATGTGAATATATACCATATGTTGAATATTACTGACAAAGATAATCAGAAGGTGCGTTGGTCAATTGATGCAGATATAACTGGTCTTGGCGGCACTCAGACAACGATGGGTGATTCCGCTATTACAGAAACTGGATTCACTTTCATAAAATTGGCATGAATATAGGAGAGTAAGATGGCATCAGAAGTAAAAACAAATAAAGTCTCTCCTTCTACAGGAACTACATTAAGTGTAGGAGACGCTGGAGACACATTAGCTTTAGCAACTGATGCTGTTACTGGGTTTCAAGTTGGGTCAGATGCTGCGGGTGATATTCTTTACCATGACGGCACTGACTATACGAGACGCGCTAAACCCGGAACTCCTGCTGGAGAGGTTCTAACATTCGCTACAGGGGCTACAGCACCCAGTTGGGTTGCTGCTGCTGGTGGAAATAATGTTCCACGGTTTAGTGTTTATGCTAGTGCTGGATGGGACTTATCTGATAACACTTGGACTATTAACCCATTTGATTCAGCAGATGTAAACGATGATGGCGCAAGCGGAACTTGCGTGAATATAACAGCAAGCGGCACCAACCCAAGAGGGTTTACAGTTCCAGCAGGGGAAGCGGGTAAATATGTTTTATCTTATACCATCAACCACTATACCATTTCAGGGAATATGGAAGCCCAATATGTAGCGATATATAAAGGTGTTAGCGGTGGTGCAGCGGCTGAATATATAGGAAAGAATTATATGTACGTTGGTGCTACTAGCACCGCCACCTTGGTATCGTCTGTTATTGTGGACGCCGCTGTTGGAGACCATTATTACATTTACAGTCTTAATCAGTGTGGGGATACGAACGGACGAGTATACGGAGGTAGGCTACTGTCTAATTTTAGCGGGTTTAAATTACTATGATTACTTCACAAGGATTGATACAGCTTGGATTCAAGACCGAAGATTTTGTTTTGCGGGATGATGGAAGTGGAGTTTATATCGAGGAGTGGTTGTCAAGTTCAGTCAGACCAACTACGGCAGACATAGAAGCGGCTCATACTGTGTGGCAAGCTGCACACGATGCAGCAGAATATGCTCGTAAACGCCTAGAAGAATATCCATCAGTAGATGAACTGGTAGTAGCTCTTTGGGAGGGTGTTGTAGAAGAGCGCATGGCATCAGTAACTAAACTAGAAATCAAACGCCAAGCGGTAAAGGCTAAACATCCTAAGTGAGTTTCATAGTTGGAATCGCAAGAATAGCGCATTGGTTTCTAGTTCCTTTTTTGATTCTATGGATGACTGTAGCACCAAACGATATGCTCCCTAACTGTCTTATAGAAGCAAAGCAAGCTGTGTCTGAGAAATTCAGAGGCGGATATTTCGGAGAATAATAATGGTTACAGTAACAGACAGCGCAATGGATAAGGTTGAGGTAGAATAATGGCTCTGATCGCTGTTGACAGAGTTGGTCAGATTGGCATTGCCAAAGAGACAAGCCCTTGGGAGCTTCCGCCTAATGTTTGGAGTGACGGTAACAACGTCAAAACAGATGAAGGCTCTATAAGAAAGGCTCCCGGCTTCTCTGAGGTAATGGCAACTTGCCCTATAGCCCCATATCACATAACTCAAATAACTCTAGGTTCTCCAGAGTTTTGGGTTGTTGGTGGTTTGGCTAAAATATATTGCTATGACAATACAGGCACCACCACTACCTTAGATGGTTCAATTACCAGTGTAGATACTACAATTACTGTTGATAGTACGGTTGGTTTTGAATCTGTCGGTACCATTACAATAGGTTCTGAGGATATTGTTTATACTGGTAAAACAGCTACAACATTTACTGGAGCAACTGTATCAGCATCTCATTCTGATGGAGCTACCGTTACTCGATCTACAATATGGTATGATATAACTAGAGCCAGTGGTGGAGACTATTCTTCTACAGCAGACGACACTTGGACATCTACCATACTAGGCGGCGTCCTTGTGATGACCAACTTTTATGATAAACCGCAGTACTGGGCCTTAACTGACGGTACTGTCTTGTCATCCCAGAAGATGCAAGACTTAAATAACTGGCCCAGCCTTACTGCGTTGAATGGAGCCATATCAGGAACTGGGGTTCCCATCCCTGATGAGATTATAGTGGACTCTACTTTAGACTTTCCTACAGCGGGTCAGTTTACAGTTGGTACTGAAGATATATCCTACAAAGGAAAGACTTCTACTAAGTTTACAGGGATTGGTAGAGGTGAAAATGGAACTACTGCGGCAACCCACTCAGATGGTGATGCTGTCTTTATAACAACCTACTGTCGCTCTATGAGAGGCTTTCGCTCTTTCTTAGTAGCGTTGAATATAAAGCAAGCTGGAGTTAATTTCCCAAGGGTGGTAAAGTGGAGTACCGAAGCAGCTACCCAGACTACACCATTAAGCTGGAATGAAACAACTAGTACGGTAGACGCTGGTGAATATGAGTTAGCTGATACCAAAGGCGATATAATGGATGGTATGCAGCTTCGTGACTCCTTTATGATTTATAAGGAAGATGCTACATACTCAATGACGTATGTTGGCACTCCCTTTATCTTTGCTTTCCGACAGCTATCGCCTACTATCGGAGCTATGTCTACTAACTGTGTAGCGGAGTTTGATGGTGGTCACGCTATCTTTGGAAAGGGAAACTTCTATGTTAATGACGGGCAAAGACTAAAGCCTGTATTACCACAGAGGTTAAGAGATTATGTATTTACGTCTATTGATGGCGCTCAGACCTCTAAATGCTTTGTTGCTGCAGATTATGGAAGAACTGAAATACTATTCTGTTTTACGGCAGATGGCGCAGGGACCGTAGAACCTAACAAAGCTGTAGTATGGAACTATATAACAAACACGTTCACTATAAAAGATATACCTGATGTTGCTCACATGGGTTATGGAAACGTAGGTGATCCTGTTCTTCCATCTACATGGGCTAGTGCTACTGTTTCTTGGGCTACCATTACTGGCCCCTGGACGATGAGTTATTCTCTGCAAGATAAGGTCTTACTCTTCGCTGACCCAACCAACACTAAACTTTATAGAGATAGGTCCGGCAACAAGAAGAACACAGTGCTTATGACATCTTATGTTGAAAGAACTGGATTGTCTTTGAATGCTCAAGGTCAACCAGATCATACGGGTGTTAAACGCATTAGTGCAATCTACCCTAAGATGTCTATAAACGGCTCTAACTCAATCAACGTCTATCTAGGCACCTCTATGTCAACTGAAGGGGATTACGATTGGAAGTCTCCTGTCTTGTTTGATCCTGATACGCAGTCGAAGGTGTCAGTCAGAGGAACGGGGAAGTTCTATGCAGTGAGGTTCGAGTCTACTAGTGA